TAACTCATTATCAGGTAAAACTTCTGCTAGATTTGTTGAAAAGTCAACAGCAATCTGTTCTTCTTCCATTGCCCCAACGATAGCTCCACCATCTTCTGTAGGTGTGATTTCTGCACCAATATCCTCAACTAATTGAACATCTGTCGGTGATTCATCAGTTAGAGGAACTGTATTCTCTGGGTTAATTGGTCTATCTACTGCCATTATGTTATTAAAGTTTTCTTTTGTTTTTTCTTTTGTATATCACTGAAACCTTTGGCTTGCACGAATTTATAATACTTTGCTTTAGGATTTGCAAAAGAAGCCTCTTTTTTATCCTCTTTTGTTTTCTTTTTCTTAGATCCTTCGACCGTGAATCCCTTAACAACACTCATCAGTAATAACTTCTTTCCATAGGTAACTGTTCTAACATCGGTGGATCCTCATAATCCTCTGGATGCACAGCTAATCCGACTTGACGATAACGCATCAAAGCTTGTGTTGTGCTATCAACCAAATCATCATGATCACCATAAGGGAAAGCTGCACATTCTTCAATCAATTCTTGCGCCCACTTCTCATCTGGTGCCCAGACTTGCCCCGCCTCAAAGAGAGGAGAAACTGAATTAACTCTGACGTGTTTATCATTACCTTTGCTCGGTGTAAAGTTTACGACAGGTATTCCGACTCTTCGTAGCTCTTGCGTGAGCGGTGTACCACTAGCCTTTTGTTCTATAATCACGGTCTCCGGCTCCCAATAATTATATTCTTGCATCGAGATTCTTTTGAGCTCTGGAAAATCCCAACGTCCTTTTTTGACATCAAGCAAAATTATATTAGGCGTGGTCTCGTTGTGCAAGAACACACCCCATGTTGTAATCGCTGAAAAGTCTGCTGTTTCTTTTTTACTGTAGGCCGTATCGTAGCTTTGAATCACATGTTGCAAACTAGGGAGGGAGGGCCTATCCCAAATGTTCCACCACTCTCTTTTGATAATTGAACCTTCTTCTGAGGTAGGATTCTGTTGCCACTGTGCGTTCCATTTGGCCACGGACAGTGAGGCTTTGACCGATTCTAATTCATGTAGTTTCCAATATTGTGGCCATATTGGTTTATCTTCTAAGATTGCAGGAAACTCAATCACGTCCCATTGATCTGCTTTGACATCTGTTTGTGCTTTCATCAATTGCCCTGTTAAATCTTTTGTTGACCATCTAGTCATGACGATAACAATCTTGCCTCCTGGTTGAAGACGCTGTCTAGGTCCAGACGTATACCACTCGTAAGCTGACTCCATTGCCGTCTCGGACAATGCATCTTGCTCGGAATGTGGATCATCGATAATTAATAAATCTGCACCACGTCCTGTAATAGCACCACCGACACCTGCTGCAAAATATTCTCCACCTTTGTTTGTTTCCCATCTGCCCGCAGCTTTAGAATCTTGAGACAACTCGATATCATCAAAGACATCTTGAAAAGTATTCTCTTCCATGAGGTTACGAACCTTTCTACCAAAGCGGTAGGATAGTTCTGCTGTGTGTGTTGTTTGAATGATCTTGAGCCGTGGATCACGGCCCATCATCCATGCTGGAAATAAAAATGATGCAAATTCTGATTTGGTATGTCTGGGTGGCATATTTACGATTAGTCGATTTATCCTCCCCTCCGCCAAGTCTTGAAACTTTTCTGCAATTTTTATGTGATGGGGCCCCTCTACAAACTCTGGCCATACTTGTTTCACAAATTTTATAAAATTATTCTGGGCTAATGTTTTTAATTGAAATGTTTTTTTACGTAATAATAATTTTTTCTTGAGAGTATCTAACTCTTCAGGAGTCATATTATCGTAATTAACAATACGCTTGAACTGTTCTACTTCGGACATCAGATGTTTATACCATATAGTCTGTATGTGCAAAAGTTTATATATACAATAACCTATATTGTGCTACGCTCTTTTTAGGGGTTGTCCCTCCTGTGATTTTATGATTTGGCAAGAAGCACAAAATGAGCCTCACGAATGGAACTAGAACCAAGACCAATTAAAAAGTTATCCACAGGTATTTAAAATAAATAAAAATAAATTGAAACAATTTAGAATTTTAGCCGTTTACCTATATAAGATATTATAGTAAATTTACTATAATATCTTGACATGTATTGTATAAGATAATATATGTTAATTATCTTTTAACAACGGAGAAACTATGTTTAAAAAAGATATATTAAAAAAAGCAATTAACAATAAGTTGTTTTCTGTAGAGTTTATCAAAGCAGATAAAACAAAGAGAACTATGCTTTGTAAGTTGCCCACCAATGAAAAGTTTTTTAGTGGTGGAGAATTAAAAGGCGATCGCAATCACTTATTAGAAGTGCTTGACGTAACAGTGTTAAGAAAGAATCCAGATGAACCAAAAAAGGCTTGGCGTTCTGTTAATCTTAATACTTTAACAAGTCTAAAAATTGGGGGTGTAGAATGGGTATAAATTCTGATGTAGTTTTTAAATATGAAAACAATATTGAAATATCTTGGAATGGCTCGGCTACTTTCAATGTATTCGTAGATGGTAAAAATGTAAATTGTTTTACTGAATACGATATTGAAACGATTGATCAAGCTAGAAAGTCGGCTGATGAATGGTTGGCAATGGAGCTCGAAGAAGAGAAGTTAAGGTATGCAGATGCTTAAAAGAATAGTAGCTGTTCTAATGCAAACTGGATCTATCTGGTTTGCATTTTGCCTAGCAGCTTTTATACTAGGCTTAATATTTCCACATTATTTATAATTATCTGGGGGTTATCCACAACCCCCAATTTTTTTTTAAAAAAGTTATTGACTATGAGATTTAATAAGATTATATGTAAATTAGCTTTAAACGATAGGAATAATTAACCTATCGTCCTCTTGGCTGAACATGGTTTTGTCAGGGATCAAAGGCACACTAAAAAGGTTTAAATGGACAAATGTCTGAGTTTACTTTGAGGTGGTTTGAGTAGGGGTTAATATACGAAACTGATCAAAATGTATATGTGATCTGATACTTGAAAGTTGGGGGTGAGTTCATAGCAAAGCCCTCAGAGGATAAAGCTAACAAAAGAAAGAGAGTTTTTATAGAACAACTTAGTGAGTCTAGTAAAGAGTAGAGGTTGGGACTAGTCCCTATAATCTTGTTACCCTCGGGTTAAAACGTATCACGTCTTTCAAACTCACAGTAGTGAAATCGATGGTGTAACGCATATTGCTCGGACCCCGATATACGTGGGGATCACCTTGAAAGTAGCGAGTAGCTGACACTTCGGTGTCAGCTTCTTTAATAGAACCAGGTGGCTTTGTGTCTGAACCCCAGTGTTGGGGGTCCGAATAGAGTAGGACAAGTAGACCATAGATGACCAGTCGGTGGCTGCGACAGGGGTTTATGGTGTAGGGCACACGGATCAACATCACCTGGTTCTACTAAGGAGTACCGATGTTTTTTGATTGGAGAATAAAAATGGAAATAATATTATTGGATAAGGTAGCTATCCTGGAAATGCAGCTCAAGAGGACTCAAATAGCAGGTGGAGGCGAAGACGCATGGCTTGAAAGAATATGGATAGATAAAATTAATGATTTAATGCGCAAGGTCGCAAGCCTTAAAAAATAAAATAAGGGGGCAATGCCCCCTTGATTATGCTCTTAATTTTTCTAGAAGTTTAGCAACTGCCTTGTCACTGAAACCCCCAACATGCCATTCATAAATATCATTTAGTTCTAGACCCTCGGCTTCACCTAAATAGTTTTTACCATTCTTCCAATTGTAAAGAGTGGCTACTGTACCATCAGCAAATTCAAAAGCCCATTCAACATCTGTTTTATAGTTATCACCATTTGGGTCGTGAGGTTCACCAAATACTTTTACAAGTTGGTCATAACTTGCTTTTATATATCCTTGGAGAAAAGTTCCCCCAACATTTGTAGTCTTTTCCATATTCAAACCCTTTCGTTAAATTATGTATTGACTAATATCCCATAAAGTTTTATATGTCAATAATAGTTTGGTTGCCGACAATGAAAAGTTTAAAAGAAACAGTACAGGCTAACGGCTATAAAAATATACCTGTCCCGATGAATTAACATCGTGGGTATAAAATATGCCAAACTATACAACAAAGGAGTGAATATGCCTAATTGGACTTATAATAGTGTGATGTTTGAGGGTAATAAAAAACAACTCAACACACTAAAGACTATGTTGAAATCAGATGAAAATGATTTTGATTTTAATAATATTATTCCAATGCCAAAAAATATTTTTCGAGGCAACCTCGGTAGAGAGGAAGAAGAAAAATACGGAAAGAATAATTGGTACGATTGGAGTATAGAAAATTGGGGGACGAAGTGGAATGCTTGTAATACTGAAATAATAGATGATACAGGCAATCTTCTATACTATCGTTTTGAAACTGCGTGGGATTGTCCTCGTCAAATTGCTTTAGCACTACTTCGAATGAAGAAAACAATTCTTAAAGATGTAGAAATATCTTGGGATTGTATTCACGAAGATGGAGCAGAAGAAGAAACAATAATAGAAAAGGGGGTAGAGTATGAAATCGAAGAAACCACTTGATCAAATGACAGATAAAGAAAATTTAGCCGAGTGGACTAGGAGAGCGAAAGCTTTCCTAGTTGGCAAAAGAATAGTTGACGTAAGATATCATTCAGAAAAAGAAAACGATGATATATTTTACGAAGACTACGGTCGCAATGTTCGGATCGTCTTTGATGATGGACACTGGATTACACCGAGTCGCGATGATGAGGGTAATGGTCATGGTGTCCTTTTTACAACTGACGATGAACATGGTGCAGAAGTGATACCTACAATTGGGTATCACAATTAACACTCCTTGACCCGGGGCCTTATGGCCCCTGGTTTATTCGAGCTGCAATGTAAAACTGGTTTGAAACGTTTTTGCAGCTTGATTAAGCCACAAGGCTCAAGATCCTGGTCCTAGGACAAAAGTTTAATGACGCCAGGATCAAGGCCAGCTACATGTCCGACTGAACAATGTGAACTTGATCACCCACAGTTAGCCGAATTGTAGCTGCAAGGCGCAAGGGTGGGACGAGCGAATTTATTCATTAACGACCCCCACCCAGGCGCAAGATTTTAATTGACATTGTATGAGATTTATCTTATACAATTGTAAACGAAAGGGGTGTATATGATAGATACATTAACTAATAAATACTTGCCGGACTTTACAAAAGAAAAGGTGAGTAAAGAAGAAGCTGCAGAGCTGCTATATCAGGCGCTCTGTAAACATGCGAAAGACGTTGGCCATGATCCAGCTTGGGAAGTTTCAAAACAGCCATACAAAGATAGTGAATACTTTAAGAATGAGGGAATCATAGTTTCATACGAAGCTGGCCCTTACGATTGGGGCGTGGGCTACTCTTTGAGCTCTCATCCTAAATCATACGATATGATGAACAACCCGCAAGATTGGTACCTCGAATGCTATTATGGATTCGATGTTATTTTCTGTGACAAATAAAAATCCCGGCCACCCTCATTGGGTGGCCGAGTTCAATGCATTAGTTAAGATCCTCGTATCTTATGGTATGACGAAGCGAGAAGCGAAGATTTGTTTATTAAAAATATTATTGAGGTAGTTGCAGCTAAGTTACCTGGTTCAAAAACCAGGGTTCAAGGTCACAAGGCTCATGGATTAGGGCGCAGGGTTCAAGGCTCAAGCCTAACTTTGCAAGTCTCAAGGCACAAGATCCAGAATAAATCGAGATGCCTCCTCGTCCGAGGGGGGTAGCCATGATAAACGAACAACCACCATTCGTATTATGGCTCATATGCCATGATATTTGACCGGGAGACAGCTTGACTTTGTTACCCGTAGTTACCTTAAGCTCTATCCAGAACTGTCCCCGTTGTTTATCTGTGATCTTATAAACGGCAAGTACATCAGGCAATCCTAACGGAGTGACTGCTTCTATTCTTGTTAAGGTAACTTTTGTAAATTTATCTTTGATTCTTTTCCAGAATCTCGTCTCCGGTTTCGTTGTCATTTACCTCTCTATAACTCCCCTCGATAGACAATTTCTTGTCCATATCTCGCAATAACTTATCAACTTCTTCACGATTCAATTGGTCAATACTGCCATGCATTATCTCTTTTCTGTCAATGTAAAGACCACCAACTTGACCCCTGGATTTTTCAGCCGTTACGGCTGCATTCCAATTACCTTTTTCTTCTGCGCCTCTACTCAATTGATCTAACCTTTTTAAATGTTTATGAAGATTAATTTCATATTTCTTTTCTTCTTGATTCCGCAGCTCACGGATATATTCAGTACAACCAGGATGTTTGCGTAGTTCGGAGGCCTCAATTCTTGCCCTCTTTTCTGAGTATCCGGCCAGGATAGCACACTCCGTTGCTGTTTTTGTGTCACCCTCTTGAACAAACAATAAACAAAACTTTGCTTGTTTTGGTGTCAGTTTGTCTCGTAACTGTTCTAGTTCCATGATACCATTATAACATGTTTTTGGCAGAAAACAAGGAAACCACCGCTACGC